CGTTCTTCTTTAGATACGATGAAACCTTTGGATTGAAGAATCTGGCCAAACTCGTTCATGCACTTGTAAAAGGCATCCCAGTCGATCTTTGACTCGTCTTTCTCACGGTTAGATTTGTAACCGCCTTCCTCGATCTCAATCTCTTTTCTCCATGATCTGGAGTCGATCGTAAAGATCACCCGGGTAGGGTTGCCGAATGTACGGATTGCATGTGACATGTCAGTCGCAATCTTGCGAATAAACATTTCTTGGTCGGCTTTGCTCTCTAGAACTCGCCCGGTCTTAGCGTATCCGCCAAAGATAAACAGGGTTTTGTAGAACATGTAGTTGCCATCGATAATCAGATTCATGATGTTTTTGTATTATGGTATAAAATTAACCAATGTTTTCTTACTGAGCAAATATTTTTCCTAAAGTTATTAACAAATTATACATAGCCCCATTTAGTCATGGCATCATGTACGCTCTTCTCAAAAGCTTTCTTTAGGACAGCAAGCTCATTCATTGCTGGTAGGTTACCTTGGAACAGCATAGAGCGCCCGATGTTGCCTTCGCGGTCAACGAGGTATATGTAAGTGCGGGCGCCAATCTTAACGATATCGAACTTTTTCTCGTTCAGCTTGCTGTACTTTGACTTGATGTAATCTTTGACATCACTCACTCTTTTTATCTCCATCTTCTTCTATCTTTTCGTATTCATATTTCTTTCGGATGTTCTTGCCAAAAAAGGTTCCTTGCGATTCAGCGGCAGTGAACTCCATATACGTCTCGTAGTCAACGTCTTTGTATATGTATCTTGCACCGTTCTGAAACGTGATTTCTAATGTGTGGTTCTCAATCCTGTACACGGACGTCTTTAACAGAGACGAGTCGTGGTTGATTGTACTTGTAATCATTTCCATGGTCTATGAGTTTAAGATCATTTGACATTCGAATACCGCAGCAACCATTGATATGGCTGGATCGATGACTGTCACTCTCTGTGATTGATAGTGAGCAGCCTTAATGATTATTTGTGGAATCTTAGCAACTTTTGTTGGTTGATTCTCTCGTATGTATTCCGGGAGTTCTGTTCCTAGCGATGCTAGTACATCGTCAACCTTGTTTGAGTAGTTGGTCATCAAGAACTTGTAATTCTCGTGAGCATCGCCAGGTTTTGCGCAGAGTTCAAAGATATCACGGTAAGAATAGTTAAGTTTCTTAATGTCTTCAACCTTAATCTCTGTGACACCTTGGATAATGAAGTTCTGAACTTTGTTGAGAATCGACCGCATGTCAGGAAAGTTTCGCTTAACGAACTCGATGACTGCGTCTTTGTCGATCTGTATGCCTGCACCCTTAAGAATTGCCCATGATCTTTTGATAAACTCAACCATGACTTCTTTCTCTTCATCTTTGGATACGAAGTCAAAGCTAACACAAGTGAAACGGGATTGTACTGGGTCAGGCACTTTGTTAATGTAATTACATGTACCAATGAAACGAGCAGTTCCTGCGAATTTCTCGATCGTTGCACGAAGAGCTTTGTAAAATTGATCAGATGCACCATCCATCTCATCAAGAATTACTACCTTGTATTTCTCAGCGCCGTCAAGCAGACTGATAGTTGAGCACCAGTTGGTTATCTTGTCTCTGATGATATCGACCGAGCTTTCGTCAGATACGTTTATGTAGAGATACGGGTAGTTTGCTGCTAGCACTTTGGCCAGAGAAGTCTTACCCAGGCCCGGCGAGCCGTAAAATAGATAATTTTGATGTAGCTCACCGCCGCCGATACTTTTGCGAATGCGGTCGGGAAGAATCATTTGGTCCAGCGTCTTTGGCCGGTATTTCTCAGTGAATAGCTCTTGAATCATTTATGATTTTATTTGCGAGTTATATTCACAGAGTATACTATAGTTCTTGTCCTTATCTAAAATTGTTTCCGCCTACCCAAAAGACTAAAGATTTTCTTTTTCCCAAACGCAAAGGTTCTATTTTGTGTAGTAGATAGCCAGGATAGATGATGATTGTCCCAAGGGAACGTGGTACAGTGTATGTGCCACCTGTGTTAAACAAGAGGGTTCCTCCGCGATAGTCATCGCTCTTGCTAAGTTGAACAGTTATTGCTAGTTTTCTTGCTGAGAATGGCGGGGGTGAGGCAATGTCGACGTGCCAATCATATTGGTCACCTTCTTCATATTCACAGTACATGATTGGTTCCACCATATCAATTGGTTCAAAGAAAAAGCATTTTTCGTTTGTGTATTCCACCAAGTCATACAGGCGCCCATATATCCATGCTGTTTCATCATTGTATGGTAACCATCCTGCTTTACAACTACGAATTTCTTTATTGATTACACCGTCAACAGTTGCTTCATGTATTTCTATTTTAGAAGTTGCATCTAGTATTTTTTCTACTTCTTCGTTTGACAAGGCTTCTTCTAAAACTACTGGACTAACTACAAGCTGTTCTTGTAAGTCATGTGGGTTATTCTCAATGCTGATCATGCATGTTTTTGCTTTACATTCCCATACCTTGGTTCTGTATCTGTTGTGCAAGCTTCATATCTTCTAGATCTTGCTGTGCCTTTTCTTTCATCATCCTTTCGTTGGCTGCAATTTCATCAGGCGATAACTTAAGATACTTTTCTATAACGAATTTAGGATTAAAGTAAGGAACATCAACATCCATGCCAGTTGCGTCTTTCTTCTTGTCCATAATCTGCATCATAGATGTAGCGAAATCCACTCGCTGTTGCATAATTAACATAGTCTTGAGTTCTTCGAATGCGTTGTCTTTATTATAGGAAAGCGAAAGTGTTGCTTTGAACAGTTCATCCTCTGCGAGGTCAGGGTAGATAAGACCCATTTGAATGAACAGCGGTTTAAGAAGTATCTCTTGGTAGATAGAACGTAGTCGAGTAATGAACTTGAAGAAACGTATCTCGTCCCTATCTACGCCGTCAGCACTAGCACTAAATTGCCCTCCGCTCTGTTCACGATCAAAACGTGAGAACGGTATCTTGGAGTCTTCTTTGACTTTATCCTTGAAATACTTAAGGGCATCGGTGTCACTAAGATCAAAACCTTCACCGCCGATAACACTGATGTCGGGCTGCTCACCGTTCTTAGAAGGAAACAGATAGTTCTTATAGAACTGCATGGACGGTGAGCCGTTGATTGATAGCTCGCCTGAATCAAAATCTAGATTAATGTCTTCTTTGTAGATGTTAATCATTTCAGCCAACGATTCTTTGGCTTTTTGCGGAGATTTAGTGCCGATTGGAACAACCATCTTAAGACGGTAAGAAGAATTCATTATATTCCAAATGATTCTTGAGTTCTCCATGATACGAAGCAGATTGAAGCTACGAACCATTCTCTCTACGTAAGAAACACGCCCAGTGAAATTACCTTTTGCGTATGATATGTAAATAATTTGTGAATCAAGAAGAACTCTTTTCATTGAGGGTATATCTTCATACTGTACCCAGATCTTCTTGTATTTGCCATCGCTACCTTTCTCTACACCAGGACGTAGAGAAATTGGGTCAAGCTCTTTAAAACCTACAATGTTCTTTCCGTCTGGGTCGTAAATAATCTCAAATGAAATAAACCCGTCGATTAGCAGTTGACGAAAATAAGCCCAGCCGTCATGGCCTTCATTAAAGTGAAAATGTGCGTATATCTTCTTAAACTGAGATATGATATCAGTTGTAATTTCTTTTTGGTTATCAGGTGAAAGAACTTCTCTTACCTTTGTCACATCAACACTAGCAAATGAGTTTGAGTCATCGTAAACAATAGCTTCATCAGCAACAGTATCAAGTATGAACTCTATCTCAGGGTTCATGGCAAATTTACGAAGATAGTCTCTTCTTGCCTTGTAGTCTTTGTCAAAAAAGGCAATAAACTTTTTCTGCCCTACGTCAGCAAGAGCAAGCGAGTAGAGAAATTCTTCTGGCAGATAACCTTGATTCCCAAACTCAGCCTCGGTCACACCGACAGCGCGAGATTGCTTTACGACCATATCCTCGTATCGCATTCCCAAGTTTGCGAGGTTCTTTAGACTTTTAGAAATCTGCCCAAATATAGGGTTCACACCCACGCGATCAAGAAACCCTGCCATACTTATGCTGTTATTGTTTGTTTATATATCCACCCAAAACCACCTGCATGTTTTCTTTCACCTCTACATACTTGATCTATGTGGCCAATTCCTAAAGATTTTGATGCAGACGCA